AGCATAGTCTTCTGCTGTTGCATTTGGGTCTTTAAAAAGGTTCTCTAATTCAGTTTGTTTTTCTTGTGCCTTCTCTAATGCTTTACGTTCAAGCTCACGCTTTTGTTGTGTGACTTGCATGGTTGCAACATCTGAACCGAGTTTAAAACCGCCCAAAGCCGCCTCAAACGGGCTTTGAACTTCAGTTGCATAGTCAATGGGTTGAATGAATGGGTTTATGGTTGCCATGTTTTATCCCTTAAAACCCAAATCCAACACCTGCTTTACCGCCAGCACCATATTGGAAACCAAGCATCTGAGCAGGCAAGTTGAAGAGTTGGCCATAAGCCTTTGCTTTTCCTAGTGTTCCACCAGCCTGTGCTGCACCTTGTTGAGCCAATAAGTTAGAAATATTTGTACCTGTTTCAACACCTTGTGCGCCAACACCAGCGGCGGCTGCTTGACCAATTTTCAAAAGATTGGCTTGTGTTTCACGACCAATATCTGAAAAACCACCAAGTCTTCCATACTGGCGCTCAATTTCCTCTTGCAACATTTGTGGTCGAAACTGACTTAATGCGGCCTGTATATTCCCACCACGCAAACCACCAGTAGCTGATGCACGTTGCAGTAAAGCTTCCTCACCAGCTTGAACTGATGCTTGGAAACCACCACCAGTTTCAATTTGGGCAATCGCCTCTCTTTGTCTTTCAGGGCCAAGTACACCAGCCAATGCTTGCTGTTGTTCAAACGCTTTTGGGCCTGCTTCAGCATATCCTGCATATTCAGTCATTGCAGGCACACCAATATCAACATAAGGCTTCAAAAGACTTTGTAAAGCATCAAACTGCCTGCGCTGTTCTGCAATTCCAGCCTCTGCCGCTTGCGATTGGACATCAGCTGCCTGTCCAGCAGCTTTTGCTTGCTGTGAACTGCCAATGAGTTGACTGCCACCTACTACTAGGGCTGTTATTGGATCAGGCATCGCCAAACTCCTTTAAATAATCTTCTAGCGTTTCGCCATACAAAGCCATCACATGATGACCGTGCTTGGTAGCAAAACCAGCCCCATGCACCAGCGAGACCGCCATCAAAATCAAATCGTAATATCCAGCTCGCCACATGAACGACTTAGCATCTGCTTGTTTATTGCGTTCTGCCGTGTCCGAGGCTTGCCACTTGAGAATCATTGTCGCCAGCAAGGGCGTTAAATGGTTGCTGTTTCCAATAAAAAATGCGTTCTGGTGCATACCCACCAGAGTGTTCCAAATGGCCGCATTAAGGTCTTCTCGTGCTACTGTGTCGCCGTCTGCTACGTCATCAAAGACTTGAATTGCGTCATAGACCATTACCAACCATTCAACGGCTGGTTGGGGAAGCATAAAAACCTTGGTCAGGTTCTCTCGCAGTCCATCGGTCATGCACAACTCCTATACAGGGCAGGCCGCTGGATGCCAGAACTCAGCGACTGAATTTTCGCACAAATTGACAAAAGGTCAATCCTCATCTTCTTGATCTTCCCAAGCCTGACAAACCCGCATATCGTTGCAGATAAAGTTCAGCTTTTCGCAGTGACCTCTGAACCCTGCGCCCTTGTCATAAGCCGCCATTGGGATGCGTTCAATCCGAACTTGGGTCATAAAGCTGTTGTCGTAATACTCGCAGTTTGAACAATGCTTGCGTCTTGCGTCTTTTTCATCGCACTGCATAGCCTCTGCCAGCCCTGCGTAGAACTCCTTATTTGCGCCAGCTTCATTGGTGGGCATTTCAGGGCCATAGTTCCAATCAGCCACCGCAACCGCATAATTCTTTTTGTTTTGGGCATTGGTTAAAAACTCATCTTCCATCGGAAGGCCATTGAAGCCCCGTGGGATAACCATAAACTCTTTCATGCTGTTCTCCTTATGAAATCTCTCGGCCCGATGCTCGGATGGTCAGGGATGTTGCCGCCCCTGCGATTGTGGAAATAAAACCACCAACATCTAATGTCTGACCCACCAGCTCAGGGCAGGTGTAAGTCTCATCTGGCACGATGGTGCGTGTGTCGATAATCAGGTTCGATGCCCCTGCCGTGCCGCCAGTAGTTACCAAGTTGCAACTGAAAGTCACATTGTTGGCGCTGGTGTTGGTCACCGTGAACTTGTCAATAATCGCCTTGACATTGCTGGCGGTGTATTGGGTGGTTTGGCTGTTCTCTGCCTGTTTTGCAGGGATTAACACTTTTACTGTAACTGTCATTGGACACCTCCGATATTATTTGAAACTGTCAGGATTATGGACGGAATAGCTGGAACTGGTGGCGTTGCGACAACAGAAAGTAATTCAACACTGAGGTCGCTCACCGAAAACATCAGTTCAACATAATCATTGGCCTTCAGGTCGAAAAAATAATTCAGCGACGAGAAAATTTCACCGTTATTACCCTGAATCCTGATTTGGCTTGCACTGTCTGGCACATCTGTTCCGTTAAGCCTAAACCAAAAATAAAACTCTGCCGTGCCGCCGCTGGTCTTATCCAACTGAAACGAGGTATCAAAGTTATAAATACCCTCGCTGTCCACAATGATTCTTGATGTTGGGCTGCCAATAAATACCCCATTGCTCAAGTCTGTCGTGTTGAATGTAATGGCTTTGGCTGTGTTGATAACTGTCGCAGTCTGGGTGGTGGTGTCGTAAAACGACCCATATCTTGCCCGTTTAAACTCCCGTGGTGGTGGAGTCATCTGCAAACCCTCAACTGCTTTATTCAGCTTGTCCACCAATGCCAAAGCCTGATTTGCTTTGCTTTCAGCCAATGCCACAGTCACCGCAGTTTCTTGCGCTAAGGCAGTAATCTGCGCCAACGCATCATTTGCTGTTGATTGGGCTGTCCCAGTGGCAATATTTATCTCAAGCACCACATCAGGTGCAATCGCATCAACAACCGAAAACAATAACTCAAACTGCCTGATTTGTTGTTGGTCAGTCAGGAATGAGGCAAGCTGGTCACGGGTCAGATTCAGCTTGCGGGAGATTGGTGCAGTTGCCATCAGTACGCCAATGCCTCAATCTGCGCTTCTAAGCGCACATAAGACACATGGGCATCACTATCGCCACGGAAACGCTGGATGCGCCAGTTCCTCATACTGCCCTGCTGAAACCAAGCCAAACGTCTTTTTCGATTGCCAATCGTGCCGACATAAATAAACTTTTCTTGTGAATAGGTTTGTCCATCCAGCGAATAACTGGTGCTAATTTGCGGGTTATCACCAAGCGCAATGCTTCCAGTCAAACTAACAAGTTCCATCTCGTTAAAAATTGCCCCGTTGCTTTCGTTGTAAACAATCAAAGTGCCAAACTCCCATCGCACCTGTTGCCCCCAGTGATGGCCTATATCCTGCACCAAGTATCCAATGCTGGTACTTTGAGGGTCACCAACCATCCACTTGTCGTAAACCCAAACCATGTTTCTTGCTCGGTATTGTGCAAATCCAGTCAAAGTCGTGGTCAGCGTAAACCAAACCGCCGTTTCTAAAGCTTTGGACGCAGAGGCATCAAAGACTATTGTGCGGTCAGGCAGGTGGACATACAGATGCTCATGGTTCTTGTCATTCCTCGCCTCTAGCTTGACCAAAGCCAGTTGCGCCTCGGTGTATTCCAGCAGGAGATTGTCGATTTCTTGTGTGCTGATTTTCTCAGTCACGGCGGCTGCGCCTACATAAATGCCTGGCGCTTCATTCCTTGCACTGCCCAAAAAAGCAATGCGGTCAATAAACACACAGCACCCTTGAGTGCCAATTACGCCCTTTTGTATCTGTGCGCCATCAATTCGTGCGAATGGAAACAAATCCCCCCCCACGTTGTCGAATACCTCAATCGTGTTGCGGTTCAGCGCATAGACCTCATTTCGCAGTTTAAGCAAAGCCACCACTGGGTCAGGGTCAACCTCTGAACTGCCGTATTTCAGCGGATTGACTTGGGTCGGGTCTGACAGTTCAGTGACCACCAAGAACTCACCATCCGTGGTCATAAAATACCCATCCACCCACACCACATCCAGCACCACACCCAAGTCAGGGTCGGTCACTTGAGTCAGGGTAGAGCCATCCCAGTAATACAGCCGACCACCCGATGCAATCGCCAGCTCGTCAAAGCTGTAATCAAATGTTACCAGTTGATTGATTGGACCACCCACATCACCCAGCACGGTTACTGTGCCTGCGCTGTTAATTTCCACCAGCTTTGTACCCATGACCCGATACAGTTCTCCCTGCCAGTTGATGCCGCCACGGTCAATGCCTGGCCCTGCGCCGTTGGACACGATGCCATCGCCTGGTCGCAGAAACCCATTGCTGATGCCTGATTGCTTTGGCACAGGCACAAGGTTGACTGGGTAACTTGTACGCAGTTCAGGGGTGCTGTCGGTGTAGATACCGTTCAGGATTGGTATTTGCATCACTTAGCCTTGTTGCGTTCAGAGATGCGCTTTGCCTTAGCTTTGGCATCTGCCTTTGATGATGCGCCCCAAGCCCTCAAGCTCAACAGCAAGCGGGTAGGCTCACCGTCTTTGTATTCAGGGCCAGCATTGCCCCCCATACGAGCTAGAAACGATGCTCTGCGTGGGTTGTCGCCTGACTTAACTGGTGGCTTGAGATTCATGCCTTCAGCCTTTGCCGCAGCCCTGCCCTTGGCGTTTAAGCCGCCTTTAGGGTTCTGGCCTTCCTTGCGTGCGTAAGCTGGCGTTTTCATCTGAACCCCTTGATCTTTTCGGCAATCTTTTTAGGCTGCTTGGCAAACTGTTTGCCTGCCTTGGTAGCCTCACGCTTTGCCCTTGTGGTTGCCGCATACTCAGCCGCTGTCAGTGACTTGATGGCCTTCTCAGGCAGGTATCTTTCGCCAGTCTCAGACGATGGCTTTCCCGACTTGGTGCGCCATTTCTGCGCCCCCCAGTCTTTGAGGCTTTTTTGTGTGGCTTTCATTTATAACCGCCACCTTTTTCTTTATACTTCTTGGCCAATAGTTGGGCTTTGCGAGCCGACCATTCACCAGCAGCAGTCCCCTGCACAGCCGAACCTTTGATTTCCTCAAAGAGACGCTTACGCATGGTTGGCTTCGTGTAGTTGCCAGCCGCATTGACAGAGGACTTGGGCTTGGTTGCCATTACGCAACCACGCCTTTGATGACTGCAAAGTTAAATACTGGTTGTTCAGTTGTTGTGCCGCCAGTGGTGCGAAAAGTAATGTTAAAACTTCCGTTAACCACCGCAGTAACCATCAAGTCATACAGGTCAGTGCCTGATTTTTGGTTCAAGATGATGACATCGGTTGCCGCCACAGTGCTGTTAGTCACAGTAAAAGTTGCCGCTGTTGCCGAACCTGCTGCGCTGAAAAGAGTAATTGCGCCCGTGGTTTTGTTCAGCACTACGCTTGTGGTTCGACTTGTGCCTTGTGTGACTGCACCGCCTGCACCAGTGGCATAACCCACGCCAGCAGTGCCAGTTGATGCAATCACACCCGTGGCAGTCAGGCTTGTGCCCGTAGCCACACCGATTGCTGGCGTCACCAATGCGGGGCTTGTGAATGTGCCTGTGCTTACAGTTGGGTTTGTGATTGTTGGAGCGGTCAAGGTCGGGCTGGTTGCAAATACCAATACTCCTGTCCCTGTCTCATCGGTCATCGCCGCCCGTAGATTGGCACTTGATGGGGTTGCCAAGAAAGTCTGTATGCCAGCAGCATAAACTGTTTCAGCGTTAATCTGATACCAAGAGTTTGTGGGCTGATAGAACCGAATGGCTGTGGCAGTTCCTGCCGCCAGTGAAGTCGCGCCACCGAAAATAGCAGTTGCACCATTCAACGCAATGGTCAGTGATGTAATTTCTTGCGTGGTGGTAATCAGCACCGTAGTGCCATCAGGCACACCAGTGTTCAAAGGCAGCGTAATCGTGCCAGTTGCCAGCGTTCCAGCGGGTTGCAAAAGCATCCATTGGTCATTGCTAACTGGGGTTGGCACGGTAATATTGAAACCCGAACCCGGCACATATAGATTTGTCGACAGAGTTGGTGATGCAAAAGTCTGCTGGAAAAACGTCAACAGATTGCCAATGGACAAACGTCTTGCATCCCCATTGTTGGGCGAGTAAACGGGTAACTGGTCACCGCTTGAAACAATGCTGAGTACGGGTAACTGATTGATTTGTGGCAT